CATCGGCACAATCCCAGCCTTTAGGGTATCTGTCGGCTTCAATGTTTAACACCCTGCCGCCATATGTGTTGGCCAGCGTTCTCATGACGTTCTTGCTTTGTATATCGTTGTCCGGCCACCATATCAACTTCCGGCCTTTGAGCGGCGTAAAGTCCGTCTTTCCTGTTGATTGATCGCCGTTCATCCATGTTACCGCAACATAGCCGCGAAGATTCTTTCGCGCCGCGTCTACGCACTTTTCGCCGCTGACCACCAATACCGGATAGTCGGAATATTTGGCCAATTCCTCAAGCCCGTACAATGGACGATTTTCAGGGATATGTTTATTTTTCCAATGCAATAAACCGGATTTGTTTCTCCAACACGTGAACGGTATAAAACTCTTTTTCTGCTGACCGTTGCCGGCCTCGAAGCGGTAGATAAGGCACATTATTTGCCCTGTCGCGTCCGTGTACGTATGAATCATGGACGGCGTTCTACCGTGAGGCTTTGGCGGCACTTCGGGTATATTTTCGCCTTTCGGTACGGGTAAGCACAACACAGACCCGTCATCGTCTTTTTGCGGCGGTTTAGGGCGGTCATTCTGCGACACATAGTTACCACCCAAATATTTTGTCGATAACTCGTTGGCTGCTTCGCCTTGCTTAATTCCGTTAATGTAGGCGTATAGAGCGATAAGATCGCCTCCGGTTTTACCTACAGCACCGTCCATCCATTCGCCGTTCTTCCAATTTATTGAAAAACTCCCGATAGAATTATCGTTGCGCGTAGGATTAAGCGCCTTATATTCATTACCCTCAAATACCCCACCCGGTAGCCATTCTTGTAGGAGGCTTTTTGCGTTTGGTAATAGGCGGTCTTTGATACCGGCGAAGTCTATTCGATTTGCCATGTCGCTTATCCTTTCAACGCCGTCCCATCAGCGCGGTCTTTGATACCGGCGAAGTCTATTCGAGTATAAGGGCCACCATTCCATTCAAAATCTGCCCATCTTTGTTTTATCCAATTAAAGACGTGTTTAAATCGGTCAATTCCGCGCTCAATAGGAACATTGTCCCCCCACCCAGCCTTGGGTGAAGGCGAAAATGAATTTTCATTATACCCACCACAACGAAGGTGAAGTAAATGGTGGTGAGCGCACCACATACAACAGCTATGACCTAATACAAAAGCACTATGATTTATTAAAACTTCGCCGCCATGTTCACATTCACAAAGCCAAAGACTATAACCTACGTCCCAGTCATAGCCCCAAAAAGCCACAACCTTTATTCCGCCATAACTGAAGCCTGTCAGGTTAGGCAACATCTCACCTTTACGGCCCTGTACGGTTGGATAGCTGGCCCCGTCCTTTGCCCACCGCTCGCGGAGTTCATTAAAACGATCCTTAATGGTAGGAGATAAGAGTTTCTTGGTGAGTCTCTGTACCGGCCAATGTTTACGCGGTCTGCCCATAACAACCTCCTGCAAAGGTTTGAAAGATAAGTCCCCAACCCCACCTATAGCCTTAGTCTATTGCAGGTAGGCGCGGCCATGTAGTTTAGATGGGATTAGGGACAAAATCGGTTTATGTTTTTCCTACCTGCTTTTTAAAATATACAACCGCTTGCGGAATATGGCAATAACTTTATTATTGATTTTTGTAATGTTTGTATGGTTTAATACTACCTATATTGCTATATAATAATATGAATTTTTAATAACTAATAATATCAATAAAATATAGGCGTTTATGTCCATACTAATCTATACATATCCATACAATAGCCTTTAAAATTATTTTCATCCTCCCGCAATTCTCCGGTAAATACTTTTTGCCTAATATGGCAATAACTTTATACCACTGTCAGCGTTTGCCCGTCTCGGTAAAGTCGGCGGCCAACCTCTACAAGCTACCGCTATAGCCTCCCGATCCCCGCAGGGTTTGAAGAAAAAAAACGATACACTTATATTAGGACACACCCACTAAACAAGTATGAATAACCTAAAAAGCGGCTATAGATAGCAACCGCCCCAACATATAGTAACCCCCAAATATATCTAAAAATACTAATGTTTTTTACATATTGGTTACTATGGTTGCTATAGTTGCTATAGAATAGGAAAGTGTATATAAAATATTATATGTCTATATGGGGAGAGGGTACGTATATATATTTTTAAAGTTTCTCTCATCCTTTAGCAACATAGCAACCCAAAACCGCAAAAACCGCGTTTTTGAATAGATTTAAGCGTTTTTTGAAAAAATAATAGCAACACCTACCGCAACCTATAGCCGCAGTAGCCGCCGATCTCAAAAATTAAAAGGTACTTCCACGAGTTTAAGAATTTGCGGGTCAGAATGAGGCGCAGTTTCCGGTAACTTATATGCGTTTTTGGAGGGTTTACGCGGTTTTTGGGGCTTTGTTACAATAATCAATGATTCATTTTACCATATTTTATATGCTTATAGTATAATTACATATATGGAAAATCTTATCACCAGCACCGAAGCCGCCAAAATGCTTGGTATGAGTAAACAGGCTTTTTACTCGTCGGTAAAGTCCGGGCGTTTTACCGTGGCCGGACGCAATAAGCATGGCCACCCGCTTTTCGCCCCATCGGTCGTAAAGAAAGAACACGCCGCCACGCGGGAGACCGCCCAGCTTCAGAACCACGCCCGTAAACTTCCACCGGCCTTACAAGGGGGCCGGCCACCAAAAAAAGATGACACCCATATAGGTAATGCCAATAATACCAAGGATAGCGTCAACGTCAGTTCTAAATTACAAGATGGTTTTCTAAAAGTTAAACTCAAAAACGAGATCACAGAATCTAAGCGCAAGGAAATAAAACTAAAAGTCGAGAGCGGACAGTATATAGACAAAGAAGATGCTATGAAGCAGGGCATAGAGGTTGGCCAGCTGATCATGGGCGTATTAGAAGCCTTTCCGTCGCGCCTTGCGCCGGAATTGGCGGCCATGAAGGGCGCGGATTTACACGACTTTCAGCAGATTCTTGAACGCGAAGTAAATGAGCTTATAATAAGTATCCATAAAAGAATCACGGACGAACCTTAAAGCGGGAGGTAGCTATGTATAGAAATATCAAGGATTTAACCGGTCATCGGTTCGGGCGGTTAATCGTATTAGGCTTTTCACATAGAGACAAACACCGGTCAAATTGTTGGCGTTGTCAATGCGATTGTGGGAAAGAATATATAACAAGAGGTAGCCGTCTCATAAATGGCAATACGAAATCTTGTGGGTGTTTGTTGAAAGAACACGCAAAATTAACGGCTGTAAAGAATACAATACATGGGAATACAAGGAAAGATATGCAAGGTAAACACTATACCCCAACCTACAAATCATGGGAGTCTATGCGTTTACGTTGTAATAACCCAAACGCTACCGGATACGACTACTACGGCGGTCGCGGAATAAAAGTTTGCCCCGAATGGGATGATTTTAGAAATTTCCTGCGGGATATGGGGGAACGTCCGCAGGGCACATCCATAGATAGAATTGACCCGAACGGTAACTACTGTAAGGAAAATTGTAGATGGGCTACGGGAAAAGAGCAATTATATAACCGTAAAAACACGCTAAATGTCTTTTATAATGGTATGAATATGACTATTAAAGAATGGGCCAAAAAAATAAATATTAGATACCCCATATTGCGGTATAGAATAGTTATTGCCAAATGGCCGATAGAAAAAGCCTTTACCACCCCAGTAGGAGGACAAGTATGTCAGCATTAAAGAATGTTATTAAAGAAAAGAATCTACGTTACGTTGATGTCGCTAAAATGGTAGGCTTATCAGTGCGAAGCGTAGGGGCCGATGTTCTACGCAAAAGGCTTTCCGCAGAAAAGGCGGTATTATATAGCCGCGCCCTAAAGGTTCATCCTGCTATATTTAGAAACGACGTATTCTATGACTTAACAGTAAGTTGGGTGTCGGAATAGGCGCGGTATTCGTATTCTAAGAACACTTAAATCATAAAATAGGAGGCCAAGTGAGTGCGTTAAAAGATATTATCAAAAGTAAAGGCCTGTCTTATAAGCAGGTGGCCAGTCTTATGAACTGTCCGGTGAGTTATATTTGTAATGATGTTTCACGCGAGAAGCTATCCGCTGAAAAAGTTTATAAGTATGGCCGTGCGTTGGGTGTAGACCCTGCAACACTACGGAGCGACGTCTATAAACCTGGGGAAGTTACTTATAAATGAGAAGCGAATACCCTTTTTACAAAGGCCTATCGTCTGTCTTACGTCCAAAGCCACTAATAGACGTTTCGGAATGGGCAGAGCAAAAGCGCATACTTCCGGCGTCCGGTTCGTCAGCCCCCGGCCCTTGGAGGAACGACCGCACCCCCTACCTTGTCGAAATAATGAAAGAATTATCTCCGCAGTCTAAGACAAAAGAGATAGTCCTGCTGAAAGGTTCGCAGCTTGGAGCAACCGAAAGCGCGACAAATTTTCTTTTGTACAATATGGATTTACGCGGCGGTAGCTTTCTAAGCGTAATGCCTACCGAGAGCGACGCCATTAAATTAAGCAAGCAAAGGATCACGCCGTCAATAGAAGCCATTGAAAGCATACGCTCAAAAATGCAAAAACGAACCGGCAACTCCCTACTTGAGAAAGTCTATACCGGTGGAATTGTCATAATGAGCGGGTCAAATAGCCCGTCCGCGCTCGCGTCGATGCCGATAGGGAACGCCATTGCGGACGAAATCGACCGCTACAACGTGATTAAGGCCGAGGGCGATCCGCTCGAACTTATACGGGCGCGGCTTGCCACGTTTCCGAACGCAAAGTTATTTTGTTTATCGACACCAACACTTAAAAGCACTTCCAATATATACCGCTTATATATGGAGAGTACGCAAAATATCTACAAGGTGCAATGCCCACACTGCTATAAAGTCGCCGACGATGACGGATATTTTGAAATCAAAATGGAACAGTTACAGTGGGAGAAAGGTAAGTATGATGAGGTACTCTTGGAGTGCCCACACTGCGGAGTGGGTATTGAGGAATACCATAAAACAAAAATGTTAGAAACCGGAAAGTGGGTGGCGCAAAATCCCGGCCATCCCCGCGTTGGCTTTTTCATAAGTTCCCTATATAGCCCTATAGGGTGGCTGTCATGGTCAACTATCGCCCGTAAATTTGACGAATGCGGCAATGACCCGGAGCGGCTACAGACTTTCACGAATACTATTTTGGGCTTACCGTGGGAAGAAACGGGAGAGACCATCGCCCAAGAGTATTTAACACGGCGAATAGAACACTACAACGCCCAAGTTCCAAATGAGGTACTACAACTCACTATGGCCGTAGACGTACAAAAAACATGGCTTGAATATGAAGTATGCGGGTGGGCGCGTGGTGAAGAAAGCTGGGGTATAGAACATGGAAAAATAGAGGGGCCGACCACGGAGCTTGACAGCGGCAATATTGACTTTCCATCTGTATGGAAGCAACTCGATGCCATACGCTGTAAAGATTTTATCCGCGAAGATGGATATGTCGTCAGGGTTTCCTGCGTTATGATAGACAGCGGCGGCATTGATACTACCACTGATACCGTATACGCCTACACCCTGCCGAGGGAAAGAGATCGCGTTTTTGCCGTAAAAGGCAGCAGTCAGGCGAGCAAACCCATATTCAACAAACACACCCGAAACAACCGTAATCACTGCGCACTATTTATAATAGGCGTGGACAAAGCAAAGCAATTAATACATGACCGCCTACGCATAGACAAGGCGGGGCCGGGATATTGCCACTTTCCAAGCGACGTGGCCGCAGGGTATAACGCCGACTACTTCGCCGGTTTAATATGTGAGAGCCGAAGGTTTAAATGGGTAAAGGGATATAAAAAATTCTACTGGTGGAAGCCAAATAATGGCCGGAATGAACCGCTCGACCTCCGCGTCTATAACCTAAACGCAATACGATTTCTTAATCCTAACTGGGATGTTTTTGAAAATAGGTACGCTGGATCAAAGAAAAACAATGCGCCTACTACAGTACAAAAGTCAAAGGTGGTTGTCAATCTACGCCGTCCATCCGGTATAAACATATAGACGTAAAATATGTAAATATACTATATACTATAACAAATATTCACAAATTTAAACAATATTCTCCCGTCAGACTATATATTGATGTTGGTGGAGTTGGGCCGAACCTAAACGTTCCCCGCGCATGGTACTTGGCCGCCATGCGTTCCTCCACCATAATAACGGAGGCGCTTATGTCAAACGCGGAAAGACTTGCGGAAGCCAAAGAAATGCGCAAGGATGTTATGGAAGCGATCCGCGCCCTCACGAAGCGCGGGGCCAAGTCCTGGGCTATAGGCGGACAACAATATAGTGCCCATGATATATCGGATTTATTGAAATTATTAACGTATTGGGAAAATCAAATAGCCGAATTGACCGGAGGCCGGCGCATAATTCGGCGCATAGTACCGGTGAATGATTGATATGGAAGCGACAAAAACGACAACCTCGCCAACAAATAACCTGAAAACCTTTCGGGTTGCCGCGTCGTCGCCCTATACTGGGGCGAGCGACAAGCGGTCTCTTTTAAATTGGCTCACCGGTTGTGGCGACGCCGACGCTGAAACGCTCTTATCTTTGCCGACGCTCCGCGACCGTTCCCGCGATCTCCTCCGTAACGCTCCTGCGGCCACCGGTGCGATTGAAAAACTTGTGGCCGGCGTTATAGGTTCGGGCCTTAGACTGCAACCGTCCATTGATAGAGAGTATTTGCGCTTGTCGGAAGAACAAGCCCAAGCATGGCAAGAAAAGACTCAATACGAATTTAGGATATGGTCGGAGAGCAAAGACTGTGATTATATGCGGCAAATGAATTTTGTCGGGCTTCAAAGGCTTGCGTTCCGGTCTAAATTGACCAGCGGCGACTGTTTTGTCCTGCTACCCTACAAAACGGGTGGATCAATACCGTACAGCTTGCGCGTACAATTAATTGAGGCCGAAAGGGTAGTAAACAAGAACGATGGCGCCGACACCGTTGAAGTGGCCGGAGGTATTGAGCGGACGGCAGACGGTATTCCCAAAGCAATATTTATCCGAACCCCGCACCCCGGTACAATGTTGTTTTCACCGGCGAACATAGCGGCCAAATGGAAGCGCGTCCCGTTCTACGGCGAAAAAACAGGCCGCCGCAATGTTTTACACTTGGTAGACATTGCCCGGATCGGTCAAAGCCGTGGCGTTCCTATCCTCGCGCCCGTAATTGATACCCTAAAGCAGGTAACAAAATATTCGGAGGCCGAACTGACCGCCGCCGTTATAAATGCTATGCTTGCCGTGGCTGTTACCCGCGAGCTTGGAGATTCCACATCGGTTAATGCTGTGGAATACGATGAGGGTCAAGAGCCTTGGAATCGCCCTGATAATTATAACTTAGGCGCAGGTACATGGATTGATCTACCGCCCGGAGATAAGTTAAATGTTATAAACGCGGAGCGCCCCAGCGACCGCTTTGACCCGTTCTTTACGGCTTGCATGAAGCAAATAGGTATGGCGCTGGGCATACCGTTTGAAGTGTTGGTGGGACAATTCGACAGTTCGTATTCCGCGAGCCGGGCCGCGCTCTTGGAATTTGGCGACACCGTAATGAGGATGCGCGACGACTTCGCCGACAATTTTAAT